TTGGCAAAATAATTAATGGAACAAAATCTTTTGATGGGGTAAATTCTAAGTTATCAACAACGACAGGCATATCAATACTAAAGAATTTAAGGAATTCCTCAATGTCATGACCTATTTGAACTGAAAACTCATACCATTGTTTATTAACAAGGTCTCTTCCAGTTATCTTTTGTTTATTGCCAAAAGCGGATAAATAAAAATTAACCATACCTTCACCATTAACCAACTTAACCGATACAAAAAGGTGGTCTTTCATTTCACCAATACTTATTAACTGACCAACTTTATCTATATGGAATTGATAATAACCCTTTACAGGTTTTTCACTGAAACTAACACGATGGTCGTAAACAAAAGTTTTACCATCAAGAAATTTATTTATCCCGTTAAGTTCTTTATTCATCGTCTAACACCAGGTTTAGAATTACCTCTTTGCGGTTCATTATTTCTTTTATAATGAGTTACATTTGGTTTAGGAGTATTAATAGTCGGTGAAGGGTTGTTGTGTTGTGGTGGTGGAGGTGGTGGTAATGGTAGTGTAGTCTGTTGATAGTTATACGTTGGGTAATAATTGTTGTTTCTATTATAGTAGTTATAATCAGGATAGTTGTTGTAATAAGTTGGGGGTAATACAACTCTGTTACCATAGTAATCCTCACTTGATACCGGTCTTTCCTTTGGTTCGTGATGTGTCACCCAAAACTCTTCAGTCCTGTTCCAATACATTTCATCATCTTCAGGTCTTGTTCTGTCGTCTGTTAGGTTTTCAAAACTAGCACAAGATGTGAATAGTAAAATAAATAATAATATGTTAAGATTTTTCAATTGCATATAATCTAGTGTAATTCTTTTTTAGTTTTTTACCCGCTAAATTAATTCTTTTTTCATATTTTCTAAATAAATCAAGTAAGTTTTTGGTCTTATAAACAGTATCTTTAATATCATTAGCTTCTCTATATGATTCGTCATATTTTTTATATTGTTTAAGATAAAACTTATGTAAATTTCTAATATGATAATCTACTGTGTCAGGGTCTTTACTTTCAGCAGTCTTAATTAATTCTTCAAATAGTCCGTCAGCCGAGTAATTTTCCATATCGTTAGCAATCTCCCATTGACTAGTTTTTTTAAAGTCATCAAAACTCATTCTACTAATCTTTGAAAACGCTTCCTGTACGTTTGCATTAATTTCCCAAGGCTCTGAATAATACAAAAAGTTTAAAAATTTACTATACACTTGGAAAATAACTTTTGGCGTATTGACATTCTTTGTTCCAGCAAAAGATTTAACTAAGTTGTTACTACCTCTACCAGTGTTTTCCCATCTTTTATAAGATTCATATAGATGATTAACTTCGTGAGTAATTGTATCTCTTAAATCAAACAACAAATCATCCATCATTGTCTCGTCAAATGATGGATTAACATATATTTCAAATTGTAATTTAGCATGAATGGTCTTTGGTACATCCTGAAGTATGTCTTTTGGTATTCTAAATGATGAGTCAATTATATATGAACCCCCATTTTCCTCATCCAACAAATCATAATAACCACCACCAACTGCAAATGGTTTATCACCGATTAATTCATTTTTTGTAGGTATAAATACTAAATCAAGTTCTAACTCTTCAATTGGTAATTCTTGGAATGTTTCAGGGTCACTCTTAATAAAGTTAAGTAACTCTTTTACTGTGATATCAATTTCTTCAATCTTTTTTTTACCCAAATCAATCATTTCAATAGCAATTGGTTCTAATAAATTATATATAAAATTAGTATATTCAATTGCAGGTTCATTAACACCAAGTGATTCTGTTAATAATCGTTTATATTGTTCTTCTGTAATAATAATTTTCATTATAACAATGTATTAACCAAATTTTTAAATTCATCTTTATTTTGTTGTATCCAATTTAAAATATCAGGTCTAATTTTTCCACCATAAGGTCCAAAAATCTTTGCAACTTCTATATCTCTTTGGGTCACCTCAATATATTCTTTATATTCTTCCGGTTTTACTTTCGCTTTAATAATATCAAAAGAATTTCCTCCATTAATAAAAACATCAGAAGAAGCCCTTAACTCATTGGAACTTAATTTTCTTGGTTTTCTTATGTTATTAGCATCTGAAAATAATTCGACAGCGTTTTCTTTTGTTAAATAATATGTCTTTAATCTATCATTAGAATCAAATGTAATACATGTAATATCAACAAGTATCTTTCTTAAAATTTCTTTCTTATATTCAGTCAAACTATCGTCATTTATCAAAAATAAATTGGTTCCTGTCATATCATATTTTGATATAGTATTTTTAATATCTATAACTGCGTCTGACCCTAAACTATTTAAAGCATTTGTAAAACCACCTATTGACGGACTTTCTTCACTACTATTTAAAAATTTCTGTTCAACTTGTCCTTGTCTGATTTCATAATCCCATACCCCACTTTTACTTTCATTAAGAATTCCTCCAAATAAACCAGCCATCAATCCTTCAATCGCATGTCCTCTAATCTCTTTATACTTAATAACACGATTGATATAATCTTTAAACCTCATTCGGTTAACTACATCAAAAGTATTTAAATCAACATTTTCCCCCCATTCAAAATTCAAATTGCGACTTTTTAGAATGTCTTGAATAACAATAACCGCCTCCTGCTTAACAATAGGTATAGGATTATATAGGTAAAATTTATTTTTGACCTCTTCAGTTATAAGTTTTTTCTTTTTCATTACTTACCAATTACAATATCATTGTAGTTTAAAGTTTCCATACCTTTCATATCATCAACTACTTCGTCATACATGTAAGCTTTAACCACTGAAACGATTGATTGTTCAGATTGCGCAATTTTAGATTCCATCCAGTCATCCAACTGTTCGTCATCTTCTAAAATCTCCCACATTTGTAATGCTAAAGTACCAATGGTAAAAAGTTGTTGCTTAGCCATATAATTACCATCTTTATCTTCTTTAATAGTCTCAGTATTTTCAGATAAAGCTTTTTTTAATTTTTGAAGTTGTTCTTCTGTGATTATAATTTTTGACATAACTATAGTTTTATATATAAATACAAATAAAAAGAAAAAAGGGAACACTAATGTTCCCTTTTGAGCCCAACCCGGAAGTTGGTCCACCACTTTGTCTAACAAAGACTATTTAACCTCACCTACTTTAGCCAATACTTGTTCAGAAAATGTCACAAACTCCATTTCAGTTGTGATTAAAGATTCAACTAAAATCTTGTTAGGAATATGTACTAATGTGTCAGTCACGTTGAAGTATCTGAACGCGACTCCGTTATCAATAGCGTCATTCACAAGTTTTAAAAATAACTTTGTCTGTATTGCGTCCACAAAAGACATTGTTAAAACTTTACCGAATTTTTCGTGTTGGATGTTTAATGTTACTTTCATAACACAAATATAGATAAACTATTCCTGACTTCCAAACTTTTTAAAATAAAAATCGATAGTTCTGTCTAACCCTTCATCAAAATTAACTTTAGGTTCCCACCCAATTTGTTCTTTTACTTTGGTTGAATCAATAGAGTATCTAAAGTCATGTCCTTTTCTATCTTCAACAAATGTAATTAAATCCTGTGAGTTCTGTTCCCATTGTTTAATATTATCAATCTTATCACAAATCAACCTAACAAGTCTTAAATTGTTTAATTCATTACGTCCACCGATACAATAGGTTTCACCTACCTTACCTTTGTGGAATATCATATCAATCGCATCCACATGGTCCTGAACATATAACCAATCTCTAACATTCTGTCCGTTACCATAAACTGGTATTGGTTCACCATTGAGGATACTTTTAATGATTGTCGGAATTAATTTTTCTTGGTGTTGGTTCGGTCCAAAATTGTTTGAACAGTTTGATATAACAACAGGTAATCCATAAGTGTGGTAGTACGCTCTAACAAAGTGGTCGGATGATGCCTTCGATGCGGAATAAGGACTTCTTGGGTCATAAGCAGTTTTCTCATCAAAAGAACCCACCGCACCTAAATGTCCGAAAACCTCATCAGTCGATATATGATAGAACAATTTAATACCATACTTAATTGAAGCATCCAACAGATTCAACGTTCCAATAATATTTGTTTGAACAAACTCCATCGGATTTAATATTGAGTTATCAACATGTGATTCAGCGGCAAAGTGTATTACCGAGTCAAACTTGTAATTTTCAAATAACTTAAATAATCTTTCTCGTTCAGTAATACTGAATTTGATTATTCTAGAACTTCTAAAATTTTCAATGTTATTTTCATCAGCAGCATATGTCCCACTATCAAGGATAACTAAATTATAGTCAGGATATTTCTTTTTAAAGGTGTTATAAAAATTAGAACCAATAAAACCTAATCCACCAGTTATTAATATATTCATTTCTCTATTTCTATTTTAAATTCAGTTTTATTTTTACTGAAGTTTTCTTTAATGATAGAGTTCCAACTTAGTTCTGTTATGAATTTTTTGAACTCTTCGTCTTTAATCTTCTTAATATAAGAAAGTAATTCCTGTTCGGTACAATCTGGATTAACATCCATAAACTGTTTAATAATCGGAAACTTATCCAAGTCAATTTCCTCAAATTCTCTAACACCTTCGTATTGGTGTTTTTCAACCACCCCCATTTTAATTTTCATATCCGATATAAAAATTATAATCCCCCATGTTTCAGGGGGATTTTATTATTTAATAATTCTTGTTGTATAAAACTTACCACTATCGTCAGTAAGAGTAATAACGTAGGTTCCGTCACTTAATATTTCAGAATCAAACTGAATGTTGTTAGTTAAATATTTTTCTTGATAGACACATCTTCCGTCGATAGACATAATTCTTAACATCCCACTATTTGAAGGTGTATTAATATTAACAACACCTAACACAGGGTTTGGCCAAACTTTAACGTTATTAGTCATTGTTTCTTCAACCCCAATTATAAATTCAGGAACAACGTTTAAGGTATAATCATTTAAAATTCCACCCGGTGTCCAAACTCCATTACTATCAATTGAAAAGTTTATTGAAGTATAAACCTGACAACCATTAATGGAAATTGCGTATAAGTTAATCGGGAGCATTTGTGAAGTAAACGTTGAGGTAGGGAATGTAATGGTTGGGTATTGTTCGTTTGAACTCGTCCCATTTCCTCCATTTCCAAAAAACCATTCCCATTCTACAGTATTTGAACCTTGGTAAACCACGTAAATAGTGTTTGGTTCAGATACAAGTGAATCAGGAACAAAGTACAGAGTATCAATTGTCGGCATTGCCTCAATTAAACCATCACAGTTGTTATCAATACCGTCATAACATAGTTCAGGTGCACCTGGATAGATATATGGGTCAAATGGATTACAGTCAATGTTATCCATGAACCCATCAAAATCTGAGTCTTGGTTTTGAAGTACTATCGTAAATGTCTGAACACCTTGTCCTGACCCAAGATATATTGTTTCATTTATACAAGTCTCACCTAAACATGGTGAAGTATAAATTGCACAGATACTAACATTTAGACTATCAATTGCTGGTACAACTGCAACATAACTTCCTGTAGGTTGTTGTGTTAAAGTAATACTACCTTGAATACCACCTCCATAATAGTTTCCGAACAATGTGTATGGACATCCTCCGAGGTTAATTATATCAACGTTAAAAGACGTTAATACTTGTGATGATGCACTCATTCCAATGAATGCAAAAAGAGTTAAGAGAAATAATTTGATTTTTTTCATATTTTTTTATTTTTTAATTAGTGATACAAATATAGTGAATAATTTCTTTATTGTAAAATAAAAAACCCCTTTTTCAAGGGGTTTTAGATTATTTAAGTAGGTTATAATACTCGTTGAAGTGTTTTATTCTATCTGGTAGACCTATCGTACCACCATTAACTCTCTTGGTAACTGCCGTGACCGTTGCAACATCTGCACCCTTATCACAGATTGACCAAAGTTTATTTGAATCAAAGAAGAACGCCGCAGATGCCAAAGGATATTTGGTTGCAACTAAATCAGGATTAGACACAGTATCTTCACCAATGAACTTAGCGAAGTTTGTATAGTTATTCTTACCAGTTAATTGGATGTAACCTCTTCCACGGAACTTGAAACCTTCACCTGTTGACTCATCACCATTACCCATTCTACTTCCATAAACACGTGAAGCAATCTTTTCAGGTTGACGAGCGTATGACTCATTTAAGTTACCAGGGAAATACTTACCAAAGATTTTCTTAAGTCCGTCAGCAGAATAGTTAAGGTTCTCAGAAACAGCTTTAAACCCACCTGACTCGTGTCCACACTGAGCCAAGAAATGAGCTAATCTTAATGGGTTAGTAATATTGAATTTTTTAGCAGTTTCAGGGATTTGAGCAATTACTGCGTCAGGAACATGTCCTTTTAGATTTTGTAATTTAAACTCAGAACTTGTCGGGATAACAACATCTTCTTTAACCACTTGAACTGGTTGAGTTGTTGGGAACATCTTAGACCAAGTACCATCACCAACGATACCGTCAGCTGTTAGTCCGTTATCCGATTGCCATTCTTTAACCAGTTTTTCTGTACCAGGACCGAAACTTCCATCAGCGGTGGTACCTAATTTTGCTTGGAGTTTTTTAACGTCTTCTCCTTTAGACCCAACTTTTAGTAACATAATTTATAATTTTATTATAAATATGTTTAAAGTCAGGAAATTAAACGGTTATAATCCAAGTCAAGAGTGAAGCAAATATAAAAAAGAATAAAATTCCTATCCACAGAACACCAGAATTAAAATTTTCTTTCTGTTTATTTTTGTGATAATATTTTCTAACTTCCTCACCCAATTCATAATTGTTTGGGTATTTGTTAACTAATTCTTTAATCTCTTTAGGTATCATGATTACTTTTTTGTATAAATATAAAAGTGTTCACCAATATCTACAGTGTATCTTTCCATAAACTTACCCTGACAAGCTTCCTTAAGTTTTGGTGTTAAAGCAAAATGTTCATCCTCATCCAAAGTAGGTTGAAGTCTAATCTCATACTCCATCTTATATGGTAGTTCCTTTTGTTTTACCACCGCCCATGATGGTAATACCTCTTTAAGATTTTCTAATATTGTCATAGTTTATAAGTATCTATAAATAAAAAAACCCATCAATTGACAGGTTAGATTAGAAAAGCCTGAGATTACAGCTTATGTTAAGAAACTTTTGAAGGATTATTGTTTCCCTTCTTATCCACCACCTTTTGGGTAATATTTCTTAGTGACGGTATTTTAGGTGTACCACTCCTTGAGGTTTGAATTACTCTATCAATACTTAACTCTTTCCGAGGTTGCCACCCCAGTTCGTCCTTGCGGGACTAAAGGTTTTTCTTAACAATACACATTGACTTGGGGTCTCTGTATGCAATGAACGGCTCATTACTATGTAGTCACCTTTCACTCAAACCTGATGGACACTTTTCCTTTGTTATTTTGTAATAATGTTAGGTTTGTGTAGTAGATGTGTCAGAGTAGTGGTCCAACATAAGCTCTGTCTCCTTTTGAGCGACAGAATACTAAACTACTCCGTGAAGTGTCCCCACCTCCATATTTCAAGATTACTTCATAAAGACCCTTGGCAGGTTATCTCTAAGGATAGTAGCGACACCACTCGTTCTCCATCTTACCTTTCGGTTTTAAGTCCTCTATCATATTGGGACCCGCAATTGTGTAACTGGATGGTCACATTTCTTACAGAGTTCCTATGGGTTATTCTTATCGTTCTTCCGAACTCAACCTGACAATCTACTTTGCCAGGTCACCCTACCATTCTCCCTACGAAGTTATCCTCGGTACTAAAGGTTTGGTGATACCCCACTTGTGTACTTGAGTTCAATTCCCCTTACGGGGTTTCAAACCGCAGTCTCCTCAACACGGGGGAGACCACTTTATCCTACTTTCGTAGTTTATTTAAGGACCATACACGGCCCATTATCGTTTATCTCTTTTCAGTGCTCATATTCGTCACACGAAGGCGGGAATACGACTTACTCAGAGAATGGATAATCTTTTTGTTTCAAAGAACGTCTCGGACATTTCCGATTTGTTTTACAAACTTACGACTTTTTTTTCTTTCTGTCAAGTAGTTTGTGAACTTTTTTTTTGATTTAACTACCGAGTATCTTTCATTTCCTATAAGTGTTAAATCTTTTACAAACTTACAGCGAATATTCCGTAGTGTCAAATAAATATATCAAAAAAATCAAAAATTTAACACATCAGTTAAAACTTCCTTAATACCTGATGACATATTAAGTTTTTTAATTTCTTCTAAAGTCATGTACGCACATTCTGTGTGTTCAAAACCGTCCATAGCATTCTCTAAATCAGGAATGATTTTGGTATCAGTCTTTAAAAGGAACACATGTAGAATAGTTTTTATTCCACCTAATTTGTTATAACGATTAATTTTACCCAAAGGTTTAATATCTTCTTCAACTGGAACACCCATCTCCTCATAGAACTCTCTATACGCAGCATCCTTTGGGTCTTCACCTTCTTCTATTCCACCCATAGGTATTGCCCACTTTGATGGTTCATTAATCTCAGCAGTTCTCTTACAAACCAAACATTTATCATTTACTTTCACAATAATTCCTGCACTTTGTTTCATAGAAATATTTATTAATAAGTATGTTGTTAAAAATAAATAAAAATAGTTTCAATGTCAAAGTGTTAATTGAAAGTTCTGAGACCAGTCAAGGTATGATGAACAAGACTTTTGACGATTTTGACGGTATGTTGTTCATCATGGGTGATGGTTCACATAGTTTTTGGATGATGAATTGTATCATCCCTTTAGACATTATCTTTATTGATAAGAACTTTAAAATCAATAAAATACATCACTACTGTGAACCATGTAAGGTTCAACCTTGTGAAAGGTTTGTAGGTAAAGGAATGTATGTATTAGAACTTGAAGGTGGTACCTGTGAAGATTTAGGTATCAGAGAAGGACAAGTTTGTGAGTTCTTTAAATAAATTACTTACTTTCCTCAATCTTCTGTTGTAAAACATTCACAAATCTATTCTGTAACATCTTTAAGAACTTAATATAAGGTGAATCTTCTTTTTCAGAATCGTACTTGTACTTACCTTGTGGTGGTCTCTTACTTCTTCCAATATAATTTAAACCAGATACATTTGTAATACACTTGTGTCCACCTGAATTAGCTTGGATAACTTCCCATACTGGAACAGTAACACCATCTAACACACTCCATTCTTCTTCGGTCAATTCAGATGATTTTTTTTCCATCAAAGATTTAATATCCATAAGTGTTTTAACACCATCTTTCTCATCCAAGTATTTGTCTCCGTATATTGCAGCAAAATCCTTAAAGGTAAATCCAACTGATTCTTCTTTCGCAGCAGTTTCAGAAACCCACTTGATTGTTGATAATGGGACTTGTTTTTCTTTTAATTGTGATTCCCAATGTCCCAATACTTCTTGAGCAATTTCTCCCAAGTTAACACCTTTAAGTTCTCTTTCTTTTTTAAAAGGGTTACATGATGCCTGTAATAAACCAAGTGGCCAAGCAATAACTAAAAAGTCAGCTTCAGGGTTGTTTCTAAATGGGGTGTATCTGTCATACGAACCAGGTCTCATCATACTACCACCACCATACTGAACGATGATATTATCTTTAACCTGAACATTCTTATGTCCTTTCATTGTCTGAACGTAATCTTCTTTGTTTTTCTCTAATGAAGATATATCAGCATATCTGTTTGTCTTCATTAATTCCTTAATCTTATTGAAGATTGAAAGAAGTGAAGGTTTACAATCTAATACTAATGTCTCTAAAAATCCTGGTTTACTTTTGAAAGCCAACAATAATTTGTTGGTAACCAAACCTAATAACATTCTATTTTCTTTAGCACTCTTTTCTTTTGATGTCCCATACACATAATTCATCACCATTTCAGGTGTAATGTTTTTTGAAGCATAATCAGCACTATCAACCATAGATATTGTCGCAACATCTTCTGGTGTGAAAATTTCAGAAGCCGGGACAATCTGTGAAAGAGTTTCAACATTTGAACGAGCCCCTCTGAACTGAGTTGACTTAGTTTCGTCAGCTCCGGCTTGTCTATCGTGGTGGTCAGTATGAACCACGAACATTGGTTTTCCGTGAGCAAAGTCAACAAGAACTGGCATGATTTCACCTTCAGCATCTGCTTTCTTAACCGCGAATTCCTTATCTCCGTATTGGATTACTTCAACATCAACAACTTTGATTCCGTTGTCTTCCAAATACTTTTTCATCGCTAATGCAGTTGCAACACCATCTAAATCTTGGTGGAAGTATATCTTTGCTTTTTTGTATCTATCAGAAAGTTCTCTTATGTTTCTGATACCACCTTCGGAAATTATCTTTTTCATTAATAATAAATATTGTAACAAAAAAAAAGTTCATCATTACGATGAACCTTTTAAAGTAAAAAAGTAATATACCTCTTATTTTAAAGTTAACAAGTATTTCAACTTGTTAATTTCCGCTAACATTTCGTCTCTAATGTTTAATAAATCTGAGTCCATCTTTGGGTCATAAACTTCTGAAAGTCCAATAAGATATTCACATACTGAATTAATAAAACCAGTTAAATCAAGTTCTTCAATATCACTACCACCTAAACTATAACCACCTGTAAAACTAGGTCTTCCGTGTTTACCCATACAAACTTCAACAAACTTATCAATTAAATCATCAAGTGAACTATATGTTTTACCATACGCCTTATGTCTTGATAGTGATTTTGTTTGCCAGTGTAACACTCTGAACTGAGTTTGGGTTTCTAATAAAAATTTAACAACTTCCGAATTTTTCATAACAATATTTTATAATAAATATATCAATAAATGAAAAATGGAGGTCATTGACCCCCATTTTCAAATTCTAATTTTTGTTGACTCTTTTGGTCTACAAAACTTTGTATTCGTTGTTTTGCAATTTCACAATATTTTTCACTCAATTCAATACCAACCCATCGTCTATCATGAACAACTGCGGCTACACAACTGGTTCCTGAACCATTGAACGGGTCTAACACTACATCGTTTCTATATGATAATATCTTAATTGCCTTTTCAGGAATATCCATAGAGAACGTTGCCTTTGTTAATGAACGAGTATCGGCAAAGTATTTCCATTGTCCAAATACCAATTCCATAAACTCTTTTTTATCTTGTTCGGAATAAGCAACTTTGTTCTTTCCTTCTTCAGTTAGATAAGGTTCACCCTTCCATTGTGGTTCACCTTTAACCTTCTTGATATGAACTTTTTTATAAGCCAAGATGACACATTCTTTTGGGTTGTAGATATAAGGTGCGGATGGACTCATCCAAGAACCCCAAGCAGTTGTTTTACTTCTATGTGGTGAGTCTTCTTCAAGGTCCACAATACCGTAGAACTTAAACCCAACTTTCTTCATTACCTGATATAATTCTGAAGCGAAGAATACTCTACCACCACGAGCTTGTACATTAACTTCATATGGTATGTTAATAGCCATTCTTCCATCGTCTTTAAGTAAACGATACGCTTCCGTTAACCATTTTTCAGACCACACCCAATATTCATCCATAACAATCTCATCGTTATGTGTGTCGTATTGGATACCTACATTATAAGGTGGTGATGTTACAATCAAGTCAACCCAACCTTCAGGCATCTCACTCATCACCTCAATGGTATCACCATTCAGGACTCTGTTAATATAATTCTCAATCATTCTGTAATTTTTCTATCTTTTTTTCAATATACCATATCGCTTTCTTCAAGTCCTGAACTACGTTGTCTTTCTTACCAGCTCGTGATAGGTATTTGACCGCATTACCCAAATAAAAATCTTTATCTAAACCCCAAGCATCAATGACCTTGATTGCTTCATATGGATTATCCTCACCACCATAGTGTGATGGATGATTAACCATTTCTTTTTGTTCTGACATAATATTCTTTTCCATATTTACTTTCTTCAAGTATACCCTCACTTACAAGTTTTTCAATTCGTTTTCTTGTTTCATCGATTCCAACTCGTAGGATATAATCACAAATGTAATTGATATGAACTGGTTTTTCAAGTTTTCTTAACAGAACTTCATTCAGGTCTATATTGTTTCTCATACTCTTTAAATTTTTTAGCAACGTCGTTATTTGTGAAAATGATGGAATCAGCTTTGAGATAGTGATTAATAATAGTTAAATCTTTTTCTAAATTTTTAATTTGTTCTTCCCCTATTATTTTTTTGTTGAATCCCATATTACAAAAGTATTAATTTTTCTTTAGATTTACAATTGTTTTTTTCTGAACTATGTAACTTAATACCTTTCTTTTAAAGATTGGTAGGAGTGTATTTTCAAATGGTAGGTCGTTGGAAGACATTAATTCAAAAATAGGTAAACTTATATCTTGAGTTAATTCATTTAATATTGTTCTGATTACCTTTTTACTTTCCCCATCAAATATTAACTGAACCGCAAATTTACTGTCGTGTTTAACCGTATCAATACCACCAGTTGTATACTTCCAAATCCTTTTGTTGTTCCCATTAAGTGTAAAAAAGTAACCTCTTTCTAAATCCTGTTTCTTGTTTTCGTTGGTATGTTTGATTGAAACTGAATCGTATGTTAATGTCCAAAGAGCTTTGATGACATTAAAGTATTCAAAAAACTTTGGTCCGGCATATTTTAGAACCTTATTTAGTTCCTCCAACTCATCATCACCTAACTTTGGGATTGGTGTAAATTTAAGTTCATTGATTAGTATTTCATCATCAATGACTTCAAATTTTTTGTTAACTATGATGTATTTGAATTCCGAAGACATCACTTGTAGATTAGCCAAGTGTAATGACATTTCACTAAATAAGGGGTATAACTCAAACTTCTCAATCTTATCGTCACAGAACTTTAAAAAGTCCATCAACATATAATATTTGTGTTCGTAGTCAATTGGTTCTGTTAATAACCAGTCTGTCGTTAATCTGAAATGATTATTTTTTTTTGTTCTTCTTTTTCTTGGTTTGGTTTCCATTTTACCCTTCTATTTGTAAAATGTAATATGTTTCATCATTAAATTCAATAGTATCGTATTCACCATCGTAAGTGTTCAATGTGTGACCGATACCATCAGAACGAAGTAATCCTTCTTTGAATCCTTGTGTGTCTATATAATTCTCAATTTCCAAACCATAATTTTGAATTGTGGTCATAGGGTCATCAACCAAATCATTAACTAAATCTTCAACCTTATCCTCAATTAAATCTTCAGGAATAGTTTTATCACTATCTTTTAATTCATCCAACTCTTCATTTAATTCGTCATATTGTTCTTGTGATAAGTTCTCAGAATCTTCCAACATTTTATTAATCTCATCAATTCTTTCTTGAACTGCTGGGTCTGAATATTCAAAATCTTCCTCATTAAAAAAATCTTCAAGGTTTTCTCTAACATTACTTTCTTCATCTTCTCTGAAAGTTTCCTTAAGTTCTTCAACATCAATATAATCTTCAACAAAACTTTGATTAAAACCTTTTATTCCAATATCATCGATTAATTCATCAATTTTTTCATACGCTGACATGTGGGTGTCGTAATTATCACCAACCGCCCATCTTTCTTTTGATTCTTCTAAGTCGCCAGTTAACACATAGAAAACTCTCATATTATAATATTTGTAGGCGTAAACCAAGTTATATACGTCAATTCTTAGTTCAAGGTATTCAATTTCTTCTTCAACCGCCTCTAAATCCATCAGATTTTCATTATCTTCCGTTTTTCTTTCAATTTCTTCCATTCTTTCTTTTTCAGCGTAAAGTTGTTGTAACCTAGCATCATGATTAGGTTCTTTAGCTTCATAAAGACCAGAAGATGAAGTCAGAAACTCAAATAAAACATTTGCGGTAATCGCAATATCACTTGTTGCAGTTTCTAAATTCCATTCGTCCTCTTGTCGTAAATCGTTTTGTTTGGCTAATTCAATCTGTCTTTGTTTTTTGATTTGAATTTTTTGATACGGTGTCCCATATGTTGAAATATTATTGTATATAAGACCCTCAATAGAATTAACTAGTGTATATGATAAATCTAAACCACCATTAACTGTGATATTTGTAATGTTATTAGCATCCGTATTTCTCAGACTTAAATCACCATCAATAACAATTCGTTTACCTCTGAATTGTTTCATATTTTGAACCAATTTACCGTTATAATTAGTAAACTTTAAAAAATTAATATATTGCTCAGGTGTTATAACAACACTCTCTTGTCCTTCTTCCTCAACCAACATCTGAACAACCCTTTGTATTTGTGATATATCTATATTAACTCTCATGATAAAAATTATATTAATAAATATTAAAATAACTATATTATTTACTATTAAATCACATGTGGTAAATATTTATAATAAAATACCAACAATATGGGATGTGGATGTAAAAAACAAAACGCTTCACCTGAACAGGTGAAAAAGTTAAGAACTGAGAGTATTAAAAACGCAGTTCAAAGTACTATTGATAAGTACTACAATAAAAACAAGAAAAAGTAATAAACCTCTAATAAATTAAAAACAATGAAAAACAACAACGGTGGTGGTTGCGGATGTGGAAAATAATTTTTCCCGCAACATAAGAAAACTAAAAGGGGAATTTTTCCCCTTTTTTTATATTTATAATTATGGAATTTAAAATTTTCAAAAAATTAAACGAAGAAGAGGAAAAACCCGTACTAACAGGTTTCCAAAATAAGTTAATAAAACTTATTACTTTATTCCAAAACGGAGATGTTACTGAAGAGGATATTGAAAACGCTATGGGTAGTTTTGATAAATTTTTTGAGTTAATAATTAAATATAATTTAACACATTACATTGACCCTTTTAATGATGACTGGTCGGATTATCAAAATAAAATAATTTATCAATTAATACAAAAAGACCCAAATTACATCTATAAGATGATGGAAATGGAATTTTCAGATATAACTGAAATTGATGGGAAATATTATGTTGATTTAGAAGATTCTGGTGAACTGGCACAATTCTTTAGTAGTGGTAGAAACGATATTAGTGAAGATAGAATTGCCGAAATATTAAATGGGGATTATGATGGTTATTTTTATGATGACGTAACAGGTGATGAATTCAAAGATGTTTATGAAGAACTAGAACCAAAATATCAAGAAGAAATTAGAGGATACATCAAAGAAGATTTACTTAAAATTGGTAATTTATCAATTGATTATATAACTCCTGAATTAATAGAAGATTTAGCAAAAAAACAAGGTGATGAATCAAATTTAAAATTAAATGAAGAGATAATCACTAAACTTTTACAAGATAATGATTGCGTTGAATACTTTATAATGAACTTAGGATTAGATATAAGAAGTGAATTATATTCATTATACTCAAATTGTTATGGGTCGGTTTACGCTAACGAATTGTATGACTCACTTATAGGACAATTAGTCGGTGAGGTTATTGATAGTAAAAAATCAGAAGAGTATAAATACAAAAAACACGACTACAATAAAAGTACATCAACAGAAAGATGGGGTGTAAGATATGAAGTCACAAAAACTGCTCATTATAATATTAAACTTTGGTTTGAAAGTAACGTAAATAACCCATATGAAAATTTAAATTATTACGGAGGTTATATCAACCTACTTAAAAGTTTATTTGAAAGTGGTGATTTAAATTGGTTGAGTTCTGGAAGAGTTCCTGACTACCCCGATTTAGGTGACGTTAAAAAATGTCTTAATATTGAGTTTAATAGTTATTTCTAATAACAAATTTATTCAAGATTTGTTAATAATTCCTTAACACACTTTCAACATTTCATACCTATATATTGGTATGATTAGTTTAATTTTTATTCCAATATTTTTATTTTTTAACGTTTCTTTAGTCATCCGAGACAGAAAAGAATATTTTAAATACAATAGAAAATAATTTAGACTTTAACCTTTAAAATTTTAGTTTTAAAATTGGATATGGAAAAAGAGAGTTGTATTTTAAATCAGGAATTTGTTAATAAGTTCGCAGATTTCTTATGTCAAGAAATAAGTGATAATAACACTTATAAAACAAAACTATCAGTTGTTGATTGTAATAGTTTATTTATTATCAAAGGTTATACAAAGAATCCAAAAATATATGGATGTTACAATCTGACAGATAAGTTCATAGAACAAGAACAAAATAACTATTCTGATTTAACAGCTCTTAATCTTAAAACATTGGACATCATAGATTATGATACCAAAGACACAAACTTTGAGGATACAAAATTCGTATTTGAATATCCTGAAACTTTCACAACAAACAATCTATCATCAATAACCATACAATCAACATTCCCTCACGGTTATTCTAAAAACTATTTAGGTAATCTTTATTCTTACCTTTATAAAATCTCGGAGAAATCACAACCGTACTTTAAGTTCAGAAACATTAAATTGGAATTTGAAAGTAATGAAGGTAACCTGAAATTCACAAAGGTAAAATCAGATAGTTACTATAGTTCAGAACTTATCCTATCGATATTAAACGACAACTTTGAAGGTAAGGTATCAGATGACTACCAACTACCTTCTAAATTGTTCCTGAACGTTATTTAAACACGTTTAGAATAACCAACGATTTGGTAGAAGTCCCTCTCACCATCAATATATTGCTTAACCATCACCAATAGGTTTCTAAACATGAACGCCCCTGGTGTTTGTTTTTCACACTTGGAAAACAACTCAATAAACGAAATTAAAACTTCAATAGAATAATAACCACATCCTTGTAACTCAAGATACTTTGGTGTAAGTTTATTAACATACTGTAACTTGTAGGTATCTCTTGATGTTACACAATTAAATGGTTCGGTTTCATCATATATTTTTATCAGGTCATCAATAAACCCTTTAATAACATTCGGAGCACATTGTTTCTTAGCAATCAAATCAACAATCCAATGTGTATGTGATGGTGTCCGTAATCTCTTACCTTCTTCCTTATGTTTTACGATAAAATCTAAATCAGGACGAGCCCCTCTTCCACCTTGGTAGATAGCAATCTTCGATGTTGGGTCAACTTGCCAAAATGTCAAAGGGGTATGAACTACCCCTTTCTTTTTAAATGTTAGTTCCTTCATGGAACAAAACTACAAAATATTTTTGATAATTCCAACAGCTTCGTTTATATCTTGGAAATCTCTGTCGGGAGCAAATAACTTAGCATCTTCTGTCACAGTATCCACAATCATAAATGCCGGAACAAAATCGTTACCAGTAACTTCAACAAAAAGGTTATACTCCTCTTCGTATTTTTCAATGTCTCGCTCCTTAAACTTAATCTTATTTTCTTTAAGTTGTTTTTTGAACTCCACACACCAATGACATCCTTTCATTGTATACGCAACCAATAAATTAGCCATTAGTTTTCAATATATTCAAGGATTAATGAAGATACGGTCTGAGCTGGTTTTAATCCGACCATAGTATGAGTATCAACACCTTCTTTATAAAACTTTAAAACTGGAACATTTCTAACACCTAATTTCTTTGAGAAATCAATATCACTTTCAACATCAAACTCATAGATTGGTATATCAGTTCTGATTTTATTTAATTCTTCTGTTAGTTGACGGCACGGTAAACACCAGACCGCAAACATTTTTAATAAAAACGTTTCATTTTTATCTAATTTTTCTTTAATTTGTATTGAATTTATTTTTTCCATATTATTAAATATTTTTCCACCTACGATTATTTCGTAATTCACTAAATAAATTATATCTTATTTCAGGATATTTTTCTTTTAGTTCTTTATTTGTCAAACCTTTGTTTATTTCTTCTTTAATTTGTTTTATGGTTTCAATACCCACTTTGGAATTATTTCTAACTTTTTCTAACATATTTTTCATTCTTTTATGTTTATCCTGTTCAGTTAATTTATCCCAACTTTTTTTTACCGATGTTTTTCTTTTCAGTTTTTCAAATTCAGCATTTTCACCATATAACACATCATATGTTTTACCTTTATGTGAATTTCCATTTTTAGTATTTTCTGATATTTTTTTTCTAATTTCTTCAGAATGAGTATACCCTAAACAACCATCACCACCTATAGTAGAATTAAGTCCATTTTTAAATGTATCATATTCTTTTATGTAATATTTTTCTCTATCATACATAGTTTCCATTTCACATTCTTCAATCAAAGTTATGATAAAATTTTCTTTACCATATTTTCTCATTGAATTATATAATTTTGAATTATTGTTACTACTAAAACAACGATAAACATGTTCTTTGAACCTTTCTTCCATTTTACCAATAGTACACCCAACATAATTTAGTCCATTGGACATATTAGTAATTTTATATATTTTACAATTATCAGACATTTTAAATACTATATCTATAAATATCACCAAAGAGCGTAAATTACAAACTTTTACTTTCCTTTTTTTGTTTCAAAAGTTGAGTTAAGAAGAACTTAACCTCACTCAACTTGTCAGCGTTATAATATAATTTTACTTTATACTCAACCCCATCTGCTTTAGATAAATAAATAAAACTACCATTAGGTAGTTTACATATTAAGTCGGAATAAACCTCACCATCACTATACATGATTGAGTTGATAAAAACTTTTTCTATGTTATCTCTTTTTAAAAAATCATTAGGTAAAAGATTGTGCCCATCAGATAACTGAAGAATTGATAAAAGTCCTTCTTTATCCAACAATCTATCCTCAAATAGAAATATCTTTTTTTCGTTTACCATTCAAAGTCAATGTAAGGTAAGTCGTCTCCGATGTCAATTGAATTTGTTAAATGTTCCCAGTTAAGTTGTCCATTTTTATCAAAAATGAAGTTATACTCTTTTCTTCCACCACCAGTAACAAACTCAGCAACAGGATTACCCCACACTTCATTAGAGATACTTTTTAATCTATTATCCAATATAGAAATTGCATCATTCCAACTATCATCCAATAAACCATTAAATCTTCCAAGTGTCTGAACTCGTTTGAATATAACTGGTTGTTTATTATTCGTACCAATTGAAGGTCTATATTCAATTGACGCTCTATCACCATTCTCTTTACGAAGTGATATAATTAATGATGAAGGTCTATCTTGATAAGTTCTTACACAATTAGATTGGTGTACTGACTCATCAACATATTCTTCACTACTTTGTAATACAATAGGGTTAAATGTAATTTTATCACTTGTTATGATTGGTTTTGATACTCGTTCAACAAATTCATTAGAGTATTGTCTTGAGTATCTTCCTGTGATATAAAAGTCAACTTTGTCCGACCAAATAGTATGTTCAGCATTAAATTCTTTTAAAGTTTTAGACATCCATTTAACCGGCTCATTTCTTGAGATGATATCAAAAAATCTTACGTGGTCATAAAAAGTATGAGTAGATAAATTATGGTCGGTTTTAGATAATAAGTAAATCTGATAAGAATTACTCATATCCCTTTTACCGAAATTTTCAAAATAATGTCTTACAGGTTGAAATGGTGATTCGTCAGTTTTAGTACTAAAAATAATACACAATTCTTCTTCAGGTCTTTGTAAAATAAAATCTCTACCAAAGACATCCATCAACATTTTAATACTTTTGAAACAAGGATTTTGAACTTTATGTAATACTTTTTTAATTTTCTCTGAACTTACATCGTTTAATTTCATATAAGCATCAACCATCTTAAATCCGTATTTCTTATAGTCTTTTTTAATTGGTTTTGGATATACATTGTAATACCCTCTCCAATTGTCAGGTTTCTTAACACCTTGTTTATCCAACAAACATCCAAATAAAGACATCGGTAACTCAATGTAGTTTAAAACTTTTTCTGCTCCAATTTTAGATAAAAACACATTAATACCTTCGGTAATTTCCAAATTATATGTTTTGGTATCATCTAACCCATTCATAAATGAATGATAACCATCTGTAGTTAACGATATCGGGAATGAGTTTCGTCTAACAACACTACCTTTACCCTTACCTCTTTTCTTATGGTATTCAGTGTTTTTACCAACCGTAAAAATATTGGTTTTCTTATTAAATGTAATGTAGTTTAGTTTGGTACTTTTACGAAAAAATACTTCTCCAGCCTTTCTGTGTTTTCCACAATAGAATACTTTTAAACAAACCTTATCTTCATTCTCCTCAACAACAAAAGTACTTCTAAAAACAGTTACATCACAAAGAGGATTACCATAATTTTTTTCAAACTCCTCTTTATCGTTATTAACTGATTTATCAAATGTATAAACATAATGCTTACCGTCAAAAGACTCTCTCGCATGATATTTATTTTTCAAACCAAATGGTTCTACAAGAATACTATCAGTAATCTCCCCCACCGAATTGTAGGGGAGATAGTGACCGACATAATATTTTTCGTTGATGAGTGTGAATAGGTTGTCCATTAGCAAAATGTTTCAGCTAGCTCCCAAAGTTTTGTGTTAATCATGTTATCCATATTCAAGGATTGGATACCCTTTACTGAACGAGTGTTACGTCCTTGTTGTTTGATGAACCCTCCACGGATTAACTTCTCTTGTACTACGTTAAAGGTGGTCCAAAGGTTATCATCACTATCACCATCACGAAGTGGGTCAATGATTGTCTCCAAAGTTAGAGTTGAGATATCCTCGGTGTTCTTCCAACGGATACCAACCGCCTTAGATACAAAGTCAATCTTTCTTTCAGTATCCATAGTCACTTCCATCATACGGGTTACTGACTTTTGAATCTTTGGAGTGTTCAATACGAACTGCTCAGTAATTAATTCAACATCACTCATACTCAAGTTCAAGTGAGTTTGTTTCATGTCCCCGAAGGTTGATACAGGAACAGTTAAACCATTGCTACATACAAGTCGGAATAAACCAGCACCTACTTGGAGAGTTGAAGTTCCGTTGTGTGAGTTGGTGATTACCGCCTCTAATAACGAGTCACCTACTTGTGGAAGTTCTGCATTACGAAGACGAACTTGGTGTTTACCAAATGAGCTCTTACCCACTTGTTTTGCTCCACTTACTTGCCATCCGTTTTGGATGAACTTGTCTACTACATCAATGGTAGGAACCATGGTGTAACGGTCAGACAATTTTGAAAGTTTTTCAGTTTGGAATAATGCTGGTACTGTTGTTCTTAAATCTTGTAGGTTCATAGTGTTTATTGTTTTATTTCTACAAATATAGTAAACTTTTTTAGATGTGCAGCATATTTATTTAGAAAATAACAAACTATGAAAAAACTATTAGATATTTCTTCTGAAGAAAGAAACAGAATCCTTGAAATGCATCAAACTGCAACAAGAAAAAATTATTTAACTGAGGCACCTCAACAAACAGCGTCTCCTCAACAAGCTGCTGGAAAGGCAACGTTTAATCCATCAACACGTTTGATTTTTACTGGTAAAGATGGTCGCGTATATGGTATTAACGTAGCATGGACTGATGACCAGGCTAAAATGAGACAGTATAGTGAAATGATTAAAGGTGATGAAATGAGTAAATATGTTAACGTGGAAATACCAGATGGAACTTATAACTCAGGTGATAAAGCTTTTGGTAGTTTTTATTTATTAAGTTACGAAATAGGTCAATACGCAATGGGGGGTAAGCCAGGTATGATATCATCATTTGCATTTACTCCAGACCCTAATTGGGTTAAAAAATACGGTCAACCTGTAGTAACTTTAGATTATTCTAAACCAATCCTTGGGTACAAAAATTCAGACGAAACAAAAGGATACATTGGTGGAATGCCTGTAAGCAGAACACCTGGACCAACACAATTTGTCTTACATTATACCACCCCAACGAAAAAAATTGATGTTTCTTCGGATTCAGGAGAAAAAGCAGTGTTAATTGGAACTGCAGTAATCAAAACTAACGATACTGATAATCCCGAAAAGAAAATCTATTTAAAGGCTAAAGTTGGTACTCAATTCGGTGTTCCAAAAACAGCACCAACATCTGAACCAACTCAAGTAACTTCAAGAACATAATTAATTAACAAAAAATAATAAAAAAATCTTTGGGTGACCAAAGATTTTTTTTTATTTAATTAATTTACTACACATACATTAAAATCTGTAAACTGATACACAATAGTACTTTCTTTAATGTCATGAAAGTAAGTGTAAAATACAGTATTATTAATATTATCAATAACTATTTTAACAAGTATTTCATTATTAGATTGATTTGAATTATAATCATCAATGAATACAATTTCAGTAACACCATTTTCTTCAGTAAAAGATTTTAAAACTCTAACACCGTTAGTATCACCATTTACAAAATTAATAATATTATCATCCACATTAATTGAATACGAACCATTAACCTCGAATATATCAAATTCTAACTCTTTATCTTTTAAAACTTCAGCATATTCAACTTTACCCGGGCTTCTAAAATATTTCATCTCAGAAACATTAATCAAAATAGTTTGAGAAAATACAAGAAGACTTGAGACTGAAAACAAAAAACTCAAAATTAACTTTTTCATTGTGTTTAAGTATTAAAGGGTTTGTGACTAATTCTTTTACAAATATAGATGTTTTTTTTCATCTACCAAATTTTTTTTCATCAATTTAGAAAAATAATTCCATAATTTGTTTTGATAACAGGAGTCTTAATCTCCATTGGCTTAATAGTTTTGTTTGTCTCATCGTACATACCCACAACAATATCAATAAGTTGTTGCTGGGTAAGGATGAGTTCCAAACCATTTTCAACATTCTCGTAAACTTTTTCTTTAATTCTTTTATAGAATTTGGTTTTCTTAAGTTCCCCAATTAAGTCAATCAAATCGTTGGGGTTCTTTTCAAAGAACGTAATCAATTGATTTAAGTAAATTTCCGCATCCACATTTTTCATAGGCTCTAAGATTAGGAAACAAAGATATAACTTATTTATTAAACTACATAATAATAACCATCACCTTCCTCATGTAAAACATCTTTAAGTTCTTCAGGAAGTTTAACATTACTTCCACTTACATTCAAGAAACCTAACATAGGTAAATCTTTAACACAAGTTGGGATAGTCGTTAACTGAGGGTTGTTTGGTAAAGCAAGTAATAGTAAACTAGTCAAATTACAGATACTATTAGGAACAGATTTAACCATACCACCTAATAAAAGTGTTTGTAACTTATCAAATCTTCCAATACTTTCAGGAACTTCAAGAGCAATTGTTTCTTTAATGTTCTTTGAAGTTTGGATGATTAATTGTTCCAAGTCATCTGGTAGGTTGTCAAATAATTCTTTAAATCCATATAATCCAACAAACTTACCAGCCGAAGATTCAGGATAAACAATATCAACTCTCTTACCATTTTCTTTCGCTAATCCTTTAGCAAATTCAGGTTTGAAGAACTCTTTAAGTTCAGCCAACTTACCTTGTAGCATTTCAACGATATTCACATTTCTATCGTTTCTATCCATAAACTGATTAGATTGGAAGTGCCATTGGTATCTTTCAACAGGAAGACCTGATTTCTTACCCAAGTCAGAACTGTTATTAGGTAGAATTACATATAATGGTCCTTGTTTGATATAAGTGTTAAAGTAACTTAAACCAGGTGATGATGTACACCATCTTGTTTCACCCATATCAGGTTCGTGATAACCACCAAAGAAACAAGCCGCGTTCTTACCAAGTTCACTTTGGTCTTCAATCTTAACTACAGTCCAGTTTGGCCCTTTAAATGCAATCGTTGAACCAGGGTATTGGTAAGTTGATTTAGCTTCTTCTTTTTCTTGTTTTGTTCCTTTTGTTTTTTCTAACTTAAAGTCCTTAACCGCATCAAATAATGTATCAACAGTCAATTTATTAATATCTCTTTTGTCAGCTTCTAATTGACCTTTGAATCTCTCAAACTTCTTTAAGTCGTCAGTAACCTTGTATAAATCCTCAAGGTATAAGTCACGATATCTTTTAACTAATTGTTTATATTCAGGTGAACCAACTTCAACATCCGCTCTTTCATCACTAAATGATGGTTTTAAGAAATTCTTTAATATCCAGTTAGTATACTTACCAACCTTAACAATTTCCATTTGTTCAGGCGTTAGACTATCAATATTTTGAAGTAAACTTTGCGGAGCTCTTGTTGTAGGGTCAGCAAAGATAATAGTTCTCAATGTTTCAAAAGGGATTTTACCAGGTTCAGGTTTTCTACCACCTTTGTCAACTAATTTATCATATAGAAGGTTAAATCTTGAATCTTCTAAGATAATGTTTTTTAAAATATTAGTAAATTTCATTTCTAAAGTTTTTATATAAATATATCAATAATTCATAATTAATAGTTCTTCCCCCATATTTTGTGCCTTTCCTTTCTTCGCCGCAGCAGCTTTAGCAAATTCTTTCTTCTCCCATTTGTATCCCTCCTTTGGGAACCACTCATTCAACAACTGAAAATCGTAGTAAGATAAACTAAACTTACCCTGAATTCCTTTTAAACAATCTGCTAATCTTTCATGGTCAGTACTATCAAAATCGTGGTTTGAGTAATAGTTTTCAGTCCTATAATACGGCGGGTCAACATAAAAGTATGTTGTCGGGCTATCAAACTCTTTAATAACATCTTCAAAATCACCTAATCTAAACTCCGATATTCTATTGAAATGTTCCACCCAATCAGGTTTAGATAATTTATCTCTAAAGGTAAGATATTTTGACTTATACTTACCTTTCAAATCAATAAAACTTGATGTCTCAGGTTTTGAACCACTGAAAACCTGTGTTAGAACATAAGCATACTTCGCTGCAACATTATAATCAGGATAGTTAATTGTTAAACCATGAGAGAAAATTTCCTTTTGAAACTCATTAAATTGTTCTTTATAAATTGGTGGCGTTACTTCCACACCTTGTTGTTGACACGGAATGTTATTAATTACAGACAAAAGAGACTGAGGGTCCTGAAGACACATAAACAAATTATAGTTCAAAGGATTGAAGTCGTTATAAACAACTCTTTTAAGATTTGGGTATTGTTTCAAATCCATGTTAAAAAAACACCAAAACATACCACCAAATGTTTCAACATACGTTTCCATATCTGTTGGGTAGAATGGGACAATCCACTTACCTATCTTACTCTTACCTCCAATATATGACAGCATAACTTTTTTCGTAAATATAATTCTAATCTTGGTAGATATCAACCTTTTTAAATCTTTTACGCGAATACTCCTTACCGCATGGTACAACTTTTGTAATCATATTCCGTCTCACAATTTGAGCAACATGACGAAGATTTAGTGGTAGTATTTCCTGTTTCATACGACAAAGATATAACAAAAAAAGTTTAAAATATATTTTTTTATTCAGGATATTCTATTTATATTTGTATTCAAGTTAAACGAATGGGGTCAACTTAATAACCCAACCAAATCATTAAGTCGGAATTGAACCCCGGTGTGTTCAAAGGCAAAAGCCTCAACCGTTAGGTGAAAAAGATAAAAACCCTCATTACATCGGATGTTTTGGGGGTTTTTATTTATACGTAAATTTGGAAATCGTTTTTACCTGTTGTGTAAAATCTTTTCTTACGAATTGTCGTAACAATATTAATTTGGAAATTATAACAATCTTGTTCTTCTAAATTGGTAACAACATTCAAGAATGGATAATCTTTTTGTGAAACGACTATTGATGAATCTTGTCCCAACTCACCTTCTTTAATACCATCTAATATTTCAGGTAGACCTAAGTTTAATACATTTAATATTTCATCATTAGTAATCACTTCATCTTTACCATGTCTAAACCTTTGGGTATTACCATGTGATGAAGTTTCAATAGATACTTTAACTTTAATGTCACCAAAAAGCTTTCCAATCCTTTCTTCCTTTATTATGTTTTTAATACAATTTAAAAGTCTCATAATTATAAATAATGGAAAACATGGAAAATTTAAAAAATTCAGAAGAAAAAACTTGTACTAAATGTAAAAAAACAAGACAAAAAATGACACCATACATTATTATGTCTGTAGTTGTTTTTGGTTTAGTAATTTATGCAGTAGTTGACATTACAAAAAACATTATTGAATTACTTACTAAGTAATTCAATAATTTTATCTTTTACCATCCCGGATGTAATCTTTTTAGAACATTCAAACATCTTTTCATTCCCCTTATTTATCGGACACCAATTCCAATCACCCGGGTCTAATCTAAACTTATTGGCACATCCTCTACAAGTGTTCTCAGGGGCACTTACCTTATAAACATTTTCATAAGGTTCATTAAATTCTTCAGTAAATCCTGATATTAATACCGTTGGGATGTCTAAAGCCCAAGTAACCCATGATATACCACTTGATATCCCTATGAAGAATTCACAGGTAGATAATTCTTCAATCAATTTATAGATGGAACCTGGTGGGTTTTGTTTAGCACCTTTAGGATAGTAATTACCCATATACCCATCTTCCTCTTTTGAATAGATAATAACCTCATAACCAAGAGATATTAGATAATCAGTAATCTCTTGCCACCCATTTGGGTTGTTCCAGTATTTTGATTGAGCAGTTGAGTGAATACCAAGTCCAACTCGTTTTTTCTTTAACTTGTTGGGGTTTTTAATTAAAGGTTTTACCTCCTTATATTCTAAACCTAAAATGTCTGTTGCGGTTTTTTGTAATGGGCCTAATTTAAAATCACTTGGGTGTCTATCCGTTTTAACATTATCACCATCATAGAACCAACCTATTTCATACATTGCATATAGATTATGAACCGTACTACCAGGTGAAACAAATTGTATCTCAGGATATTGTTTAACAAATAAATCATTAAAGAATGTTGAACAAATAACCTTACAGTTATGTTTCTTTCTGAATTCCTCAGCGTAAGGTACCCAAGCAAATGTATCACCCAAAGATTTTGAATCTAATGCAATATAAACTCGTTTGTTTTCAGCGTTGTATTTCTTTTCACTGATTAAATTACCTTCAGAGTAAATTTTCAATGTGTATTCATCAAAATACTTCTTACTTAATCTAACCCACATATTACACCCAATCTCCTCACGATATTCACAATCACCATTTTGGTTCCAAAACTCAACCAAATATTTCTTATCAGTATTACCTTTAATTTCTACTAATGCTCCGTTGATGTAGTGATTAATCACTTCAATTTTTTCAACCATTTCTTTTGGTTTTATTTCAGTATTCTCAAATACTTTATCAAATCTTTGTTTAGTCTCAATACTATTTAAATTCTTTCTACTGTTAATCAGGTCTTCATAAATTCTAACCATTCTCTTGGTAATAATACTCCAATCATAATTTTGTCTATCTAATTCAGTGTTACTTAAATATAAATCGTAGTTATCAATGATTTGTTTAACACCACTAACTATTTGATTTACATCTCTTTCAACCACTACCATTCCTTCTATTGTTTGCGAACCTAAATAAGTTCCAACAACTGGCATATTACAAGAGACAGCTTCTAATAATGTTAGGTTTGGGTGACCAGCTTCCAACATAGAAGGATGTAAGAATATAGAATGACTTTTATATAATTCTAATATTTGTTCTTCATTTGGATTTGAAAACATTAAAGTTAACTTATCATAATTTAATAAGTAATTATGATGTTCAAAGAATATTCTATTGTTTTCAGGACCAGCAACAGTAATAGGTAAATCTAATTTGATTGCTGCCTCAATAGCGTATCTAAATCCTTTTCTGTCATACGTTGAATCTCCTCCAATACCATTGTTTGCCAAACACAATAATTTGTGTTCAGTTCTTTTCGGATTATCATTTTTAAAAAACTCAGTATTAACACCGTGTGATAGGTAGAACAACTTATCAGTTTCATCAAAGTAATCAACTAAAAACTCAGCATGTGTAAAAGATATCACAGACCTTTTAATCGCCTCTAAATTTTGTTGGTAGTTAGATGAGTCCTTACCATAATAAACAACGTGGTGGTCATGTAATGAAAAAATGTAAGGTATTCCTTTGTTAGCAGCGTCAATTGCTAAATTAGCCATGTGAATATGAATAATATCACTACTATTAGTATCCACTTCATTAAGATATTTTATATCACATTCATGCCCTAATTCTTTAATTTTGTTGTAATATTCCCATATTACCTTTTCAACAGCCCCCCATCCATTTGGTGGTATTGTAATAATTCCTGGTGTTACTTGTGTTACTCTCATATTACTATAATAATGTTTTTAATTATTAACATAAACAGGTATGTTAAAATTTAAAGATAAATCTTCGTATTCTTTTAATGTATTGTTATATATTTGATTATCATCTATAAAAATTCTAATTTCAACGTCGTCAGTATATAATTGATTATCATACGGGTCAATTATATTAAATTTATACCAACCATTACTAAAAGTTTCAAAATATTTAAGAATAGTCCTACCTTTATTAAAATTTTGTAAAATTGCAATTTTAATTACAAATTTATTTTCAGACAATAATTCAACAAAAAAATCAGATATATTTTTTTTAATTTTTATTTCAAAATTTGTTAATTTTTCAGTTAAATTAAAATCAACTATTTCAGTTTCAAAATTTTTTAAGTATTCACCATAATGTATATCACCAAATGATTGACTTGAGTCTTTCCATGAATTAAAAATTTCATCAGAATGATTAGTATGCCGTTTACTAATTTTCTTATGTGTAAATAAATCTTTATTTATATAAATTTTTTTATCAACTATTTTATATTTTCTATTAAAAATAGAATATGATATATGTTTTAAATTTTCAGATTTTGACAAATAATAAATATATTTGTCATAGTTATAACCCCACCAAACAGCCTTTTTAAAATGAGATAACCTTATTGCAAAATCATCATCTTCAAATTCTGCACCAATAAATTTCTCATCTAACATTCCAACCCTTCTAATTAACTCTTTTGAAAATCCAAAAAATCCAAAACTAACAACTGACACAAAACAATATCCATTTGAAAGTTTATCTATCATAAATTCAACATCTTTAGATGTAAAATTTGTTTTAGGATTACAAAAAATCATAAATTCACTGTCGGTATCATCTATAGCGTCATTAATCATTTGGGAAAATGAAATATACTTAGATAAATTCCTATCTTTTCTATACCATCTTTCAATCTGAAATTTATCTGAAAGTTTTGTTAATTCACATTCTTGTCTTTCAATATCAACATCGTATTGTGACAAAAAACAAAAAGCAAAATCATTAATTACTATCATAATATTTTTAATTTATTTTAAAAATATTTTATTTTCTTTATCAATAAACGACTCACCATCCGCTTGAGTCGTTATTCTCTTCTTTAGAACACCCATATTTAATCTCTGTTCCGCACATATAATATTAAAAAATGTGTCAGCACAGTCCCATCTATGTGTTCTTAACTGGTTCATAATTGTTTTACGTGATTTTTTTGAAAACATAATACATTGTAAACCAATTATTTTATTTGTAATAAACAATAAATCTTGATTTGGTATTTCTCTAGCTACGTCAGACTGATGCCATCCATAATCCAAAGTTTTAGTGTCACCAAATGAAAAATAAGAAATATCTTCCTGATTAACAATACTACATACTTGATTAACTTTATCTATAAACTCCTCAATCGGAACTTCTATAATACAATCACCTTCACATACAATTAAGAAGTCTAAATCGTTATCAAATTCTGATAAGATTCCAATTTTAAATGCCTCAAAACATCCGTAGTGAGCAGGTGTTAACGCATTACCGTATTCAGGGTCATTAACATCTTCATATTTACCCATTCTAACATTATGTGGTCTAACACTGGTATGAACTGGAGGTAATGAAGTATATAATTCATTTTGATGTAAAACATATTCAATACCATAAGGTATTACTTGCTGTACAGATTTTCGTGATAGTTTTTCTCTGTGTTCATTTTGTGTTGTCTGTAAATGAACTAATTTAATTTTATATTTCATATAAAAACAATATAATCAAGAATATTTTTATTTATAAAATCATATAAAAATTCATCATCTTGAGTATCGTACACTGATATTTTTTCAACTTTATTTTCAAAAATATTAAATGACCAATGTCCATAATTTTCTAACCCATGATACACAGTTTCTAAACTACCATCAATATAGTTAACAACTATTTTTCTTTCCGACCTAAAATGATTGTAATTGTAGGATAATAACATTATAGAATTTTGTCCTGACATATTATAAAGTTTTGTAGAACATCCTTTGAATTTTGAAGATACATTACTAACAGTTGTTTCCGTATTCCATAAGGTATTTTGGAAATCAGTGTTCATATCAACTTCTCCGTCTTTTCGAATTATTAACCCATAATCTTTTCTATTTATGTTATCATAAAGATATTTTTCAACATTTATAAAGTCAGTACCATACCCATTATTTTGTAAATAATTTTTATAATCTTCCTCACAATTAATCCTATTAATTATCTGTTGGAAGTATTCTATTTCACAATAAAAATAATGGAACGAAACATCTCTACCTTCATTAAAATAA